TTCTGGGCTGAGAAGCGCGACGGGCGCTGGCAACTCCAGATGAGGCACCGTGGACCCGGCAGTAGTTTTTGCGTCGCCCAGATCAATCATTGGGCCGACAATTCAGAAGCGCTCACGACGCGCATCGTCACCGCCTGCAACGCCTATGAGCCAATGAGAGAGGCGCTTTCTAAGATCGCAAACTGCGGCCAATCGCAAGAACCGGATCACTGGCAGTTTCGCGTAATGGCGCGAGATACATCTAATGCCGCTCTCTCCACCCTCCCTGTAAACGACCGGCAGACATCAGATGATGCCGAGAGATTGCGGAAGGCTACTGCGGCCATCGAAGACGACGATCTGCGCAACGATCTCGCCGATATTTGCACGCAAGCTCTGGCCGATGCACCTGAAGTCCTGGCCGACCCGCGCGGGCTCGATGTGCTGCTCGATGCTATCGTTTGTCTGTTCCGCGACAAAGCCCATGCCGCTCTTAAAGGCGTGCCTCAGCCTGCAACCCCGAAGGAAGCCGCAATGACCGAAGCTCAGATCAAGCACATGGTTGACCGCTTTCTGATGTGGAAGCTTCCGGAGCATTTCAATCCGGACGACGGCATCAGCTTTGACCCCGTCGCTAGCAAAGGGACGCCTTACGAGTTTCGGCGCTCGCCATCCGGAACGAACCTATTCAGCGCCGAGCAAGCGACGGCAATGGTGCGCCACATGCTCGAAGGCTTGCCTCAGCCTGCAAGCGACATCAAGCCGTGGACATTCCAAGATCACGTCAAGCCCTGGATGCAGGAATGCTTCGGCCCAGAAATTGCGGCCGATACGGTAGAGCGCAATCACCGCTTCCTCGAAGAAGCTCTCGAACTCGTGCAATCCCTCGGCTGCTCGAAGGCGGAGGCGGTCGCCCTCGTCGATTACGTCTATGACCGACCAGTTGGCGAGCCGAAGCAGGAAGTCGGCGGCGTGATGGTAACGCTCGCAGCGCTCTGCCTCGCCAACGGCTTCGACATGCACAGCCTCGGCGATGTCGAACTTGAGCGCGTCTGGGGAAAGATCGACGCGATACGCGCCAAGCAGGCGTCGAAGCCGAAGAACTCGCCGTTGCCCGCTCAGCCTGCAAGTGATGACTATCAAGCTGACGCCGGTGCACCTGCTCTGTTCGAGAACGTCAACGGGGCAGAGGGATGGCAGCCTGAAGGCTCAGAAAACTTAATGGCGCTCCTAGATGCAATCCAACGCCTGGAGAAAGAACTTCCTGGTTGGTGGTGGAGCGTCGGCTCTTGCCACGTCTCGGCGGATGCTTCGATCGGGCCAATCAACCGACCATGGACGCATGCTTCCATTGGCCCCGATAGTGCTGGCCGCGATGCACATCTGTTGGAGGATAAGTTATTCGACGGCGGTTTCCATTGCGATCTTCGCCAACCAGCGACGTGTGCGGAATCATTGAACCAGGCAATTGATGAAGCACTTGCTGCGCGCCGTGATGCTGAGTTGAATTTCTCGAACGACGCCGAGCGCGACGCTGTCAGCTTGAAACCCGATACTTCCTCTCAGCCTGCAAGCGATAAATCCGGAGAGGGCAAATAGATGAGCTACGAAGCATGGGGCGACGGCGACCAAGACGACGGACGCGGCTTTACCGAAGATCGCATGGAAGAATTCTTTGCCCTCGGCGCTGCTCAGATGCGCGAAATGTTAGCGCGGTTTGTTGAACAAGGCGGCGACACCAGAACCGCCAACAGTATCCGCCTCAACTGGAATCCTTCATGGGGGAAGGACCCAGGCCGTCCCATTCGAATTGCTGGCGACGCGTGGGATGCGGACAATATTGACGTCGAACAGCCTGCAAGCGAAGCGTGGAAGCTCAGCACTGATGAGGTGCTGTGACATGAGCAAACTCGGGCTTGTCGACACCGTGAAGGTCGAGATCGAGGTGCAAGGCATCGACCTAATCGCCCTCAAGAAGCTGTCATTGGTATCGCACGCTTTGGCAAAGAAGATCGGCGGAATGGCCGGGCAAGAGCAAGCAACGCTGGCCAGCGTCCTCGACGATGTAATCCGACAGATAGAGATCGGATGCGCCACCTCGCTCATGGACGACAACCGCGCTGCTCTAAGCGCCCCCTCTACAGATGCAAAGGTGCGGGGATGACGAAACCTCAACGCATCCAATTGAAGCGCACCAAGGGCTGGAAGATGCCGCCCAACACCGTGAAAGTCGATCGCTCGACGAGGTGGGGCAACCCTTGGCGCATTGGCGCCAACATGAGCGATGACGACGCTCCTGGCGGAGACATCAACGGTAACGGCGAAGTGCAACCAAAAGGTTGGCGCACATGCAGGACCGCCGCAGATTGCGTGCAGGCATTTCGCAACAGTGTCGATTGGGACCCGGACGCGCCGTGGGGTATCGGCAATCTAGTTTGCCAAGGCGGCTTTGGTCCAGAACACAAGAACCGCAAGACGATCCGAGCCGAACTTCGCGGCAAGAACCTCGCCTGCTGGTGCAAGCTCGGAGAGCCGTGCCACGCCGACGTTCTTCTTGAAATCGCCAACGCTGATGAAGCGCCCTCTACAGAAAAGGGGCGGGGATGAAAGATCGCAGGACCGTGTGCTGGTTTAGCGCGGGCGCGGCATCGGCCGTAGCGACGAAGCTGACGCTCGCCAGCAATCCAGATGCCGTTGTCGCCTATTGCGAGACGGGCTCGGAGCATCCCGACAACGAGCGGTTTATTGCCGATTGCGAACGCTGGTTCGGGAAGCCGGTCGAACGCCTGAAATCAGACCGCTACGTCGATACGTGGGATGTTTTTGAGAAGCGCCGCTATCTCGCTGGCAACGACGGCGCGCCCTGCACGGTCGAACTCAAGGTTATGCCGCGCCTCGCATGGCAGCAGCTAACCGACGAGCATGTCTTTGGGTACACAGCGGACGGCGCTGACAGCAAGCGGGCCGACCGGCTACGACACAACTATTTTGAGTTGACGATCAAGACGCCGCTCATCGAGAGGGGGCTGGATAAAGCGGCGTGCCTTGCATTGGTTCAAGGTGCCGGGATTAGGCTTCCGATTATGTACAGACTTGGGTTCGGCAATAATAATTGCATCCCCTGCGTTAAGGCCACATCTCCGGATTATTGGGCGCTCGTTCGGAAGGTGTTTCCGTCCGCATTTTGGCGCATGGCAAAACTCTCGCGCGAACTTGGCGTTCGTCTCACGCGCATCAACGGCGAACGCATCTTCATTGACGAGATACCGGACGATTGGCCCACCGCCGATCCCATTCAGCCCGCCTGCGACTTCCTTTGCCACATCGCAGAGCAAGACCTTGAGGCTGCCGAATGACCAACGCTGAATTGCGCGCCCCCTCTACAGAAAAGGGGCGGGGATGAGCGATAGACCCCTATGCTCAATAGAGCGTGATGACCGGAATTTCTGGCACATCAACGTCTACTACGCTGCCGATTGGAGCGAAGTACCGGAAGGCACACCGCCAGACGCGTTCGCGACAACCGAGGACGGGGCATCCGTAGATGATGCTATCGAACTGGCGCGCAGCAAGTTTCAGCCCTCTACGATCTGCGTTTGGGACACCTGCATCGATTGTAGTGGCGTTGGCGAAGACGCCGAAGGGTTTACGTGCTGCGAGTGCAATGGCGAAGGTATTAGTTGCGAGGACATCGGCGACGGAGCCCCCTCTACTAATGGAGCGGTGAAGTGAGCGAGACATGCTTTCAATTTCGCGTCGACGGTCGGGCGGGAAACTCACCGATCCGAAACACATGGGCAGAAGCCGCAGCGGATGCGGTTCGGGCAGGTTATGCGAGCTGGCGCAAGTGTGGGATTGAAATTGCATTCGATCCAACATCAGGCGGCGAGATTGCCCGACTGCCCGGCAAGGACGCCGAGATCGCGTCCCTTCGCGCTCAACTCGATGAGGCGAAAGAACGTGCGCATTACGCAACTGGCGTGGCTGAGACTAATATTAAGCGCGCAAACGAAGCCGCCGATGAGGCGAGGCGTAAGGCGATAGAGGAATGCGCGGCTGTTGTTATCGCAATGCGCGAGGGGTTTCTCTCCCCAGAGTACGCCACGGGGCAGCCCCTAAGCTCAATGAATGAGCGCATCGCATGCTCGATGATTCTCAATAACCTGACCGCCCTTCTTTCGGAGAGCAAGACATAATGGACGACGCATCAACTCGTGAGATCTACGAAGCCGAGCGGCCTCAAGATGCGATTGCAGATTACAAGGCTGAGAATGCCCGCCTCACCGCCCGTATAGCAGAGCTTGAAAAGGCGCTGA